GCTGTATGGCATTAGGTATACCAAGTGACGCCATATTAGGAACTCCAAATGCTCCCGTTCCATCTAAGTCGTAAGATGTGTTGACGTAGACATCGAGTTCTTGAAATACGTCTGCTTGTGTTGATGATACTAGTGCATCGAAATATACAAACTCTATATTTGCACCATTGATCTTAGTAAATGAGATCGTTAAGTCACCTGTACCATCATTCGCATTTGCAAAAGAGCGAGAACAGGCTACTATCTTATTATTCGAATCAACTGCATAGATAGACGAATTGGAAAGAGGTCTGAAGTCTGAAGTGTTTCCGACAATAATACTAGTACCAGTGCCTATTCCACCTAGCCCTACTCTTTTCGTAAAGGTAACATTTGATATGGAATTAATGCTTCCTTTTCCAGCATCAAATATTTTTGGTCCACCACTAGTTTCATGTAATTTTCCACTGCTTTCCAGATTAACGAATGCAGATCCAGCTCCTAGTTTTGTAGGAGAGGCATTCTTCTGCGAAGCTTCTTTCTTTATATTATAAACGAATATTTTACCTAAAGTGCCAGTAGTTGCTGGAACTATGTTAGAAATAGAGCATGACCCTATAAGAGTTGTGCCATTATATAGTGAGTATACCGTACCATCTATTTCAAAATCAGGAAGAGTTTGCCCTACCGCTGAATTGTAATGAAAGTATTGTCCGTATCGTGAGGTAGTGTACTGCACATTTTTAGTTTGTGTAGCAGTAACAGGATCGATTAATAGTTTTCTAGCGGATACATTCGTAGTCTCACGTCCAAATACATAAGCTTTACCTGGAGACACGACTGCATAAGAATTGCTTCCCTCTTGATCAAGCGTCACTTTAAGTCCATTTGTTACATAGTTACCAGACTCATCGTAAGTTCTACGTGCAAGTTCATCTCCCAATACGTTGAATTCAGTTCTATCACGAATTCGTACTGCTTCACCTCCAACATATCTAACTAGAGCAAAGAACTCCTCCGGCTCTGTAGCAGTTGGATAAGTTACAAGTTGAGGCACTAACTGAAGTCTGTCTGCGCCTGGTGCGTTTTCATTATTAAAGCCAGCGGCATTGTCTAACAGAGTAGTATCTTGATTAGAGTTGATTAAATTTTCAGCGACAGTAAAGCCAACTGAAGATGCTCCAGGAATATTAGAGTACTTTGATACGATGATGAATTGATTATCAACAAAGATAAAGTGTCCTTTCTGATAGACAACACCTTCTTCACATGAAACCCCAAATGATCTACCAGCGTGGGCTGACACGGTAGCTACGGTCACAACTAATTGCTGTACTCCTGAGGAATCTTTAATGATTAAAGGCTCACCTTGCGAGAATTGCTTGACATCAGAAGAGCTGGAGTTTGGCACTGCCACATCATCAAAGCCAATATAGTTGATATAAAAAGTTTTGAGATCGGGATCTTGAGTTTGAAAGCCATTTTCGCCTAGAATAATTTCAGCTACAAGTCCAGTTGCAGTACCAGTTACGGTGTATATTTCCGAATCGGTTTGGTTATATAGTGCTGGATTTTCAAACCCAGCAACATCATTAAGCTTCACATAAAAAATATCTGGACGTGAAGTGATGTTGATACCACTAATAACTGTACCTTCTTTGTATACGTTTGATCCAAAGCGTTCAACCTGCTTCTGAAGAATAGTTTGTAGTTGTGTCAATTCACGTGCTTGTACGGCCTTTGCTGGCTTAAACAGAATACGGTTA